TCTATTTTACACAAATACAGGATCTAGATCCATGTGTTTGTAATACATTAACATTTCCAACGTCTACGTGCTTGTCTTAACCTAGAGTTAGGGTTCTTTGCAGCTTTTGGAAACTTCTTCATTTGTCCTGCTGAACGTGCACAAAATGATTTACGTCTTTTTGCAGCCTTACTACCTTTCTTTACTTTACCAGTAACAGCAGTTTTTAACTTAGAGCCGGGATTCATACGTCTGTAAGCTTTTACACCTGCACGAGTCATACCTGCACCAGACTTCGTAGAACGGAAGTTCTTCTTGTTTCTAGCAGGCATTTTACTTCTTTTTCTTTGTGCCACGTCTTTTCCTTTTTACTATAGTTTTTACATTTGTGGGTTTACCACCCGGGTTACCTGCTCTACGTTTACGTGCTACCGCACTACGTCTTTGAGCAGCTGTCATACTACGGGCCTTGGACCGTGGTACGCATTTCGGGTATGCACGTTTGCTTTTCTTAGCCGATTTACGACCGCAAGCTTGATACCTACCCTTTTTCTTAGGTGCACCAATGTCCACCCAATCACCTTTTTTACCTTTACCAAACCAAGCTGTTAAGCCTCCTTTGGGTTTCGTGTTAGCCATTACCTATAACCGCCACCACGTTTCTTATACGTACGAACTAACCAACCGTTAGCATACGCAGAAGGGTAAACTTTAAATTTACGTTTTGCCTCAGCCTTAACTCTAGCATATAAAGCTGGGTTAGTTGGCTTAGCACCACTTTTCTTTTTAGTTGTCTTTCTTTTTCTCTTTGCTGGCATTATGCACCTACTTGTTTTTGCGCCTTCTTGTGCGCTTGTCTAAATGTATCACCCATAAGCATTCTACGTTTCATGTACTTCATGTGTTTTGTAGAATGGTGTTTAGAATGACGTTTCATAGCTCCTTCTTGACGTTTAGTCAGTGCTTTCTTCTTAACCCTCATAGAGGTTTTTTTCCTAGTTCTAGGCATTTTTCCTCATGTTTGCTAACATTTTCATAGCCACTGTTTTCTCATAATCGCTAACTTGACCATCTTTATCTCTGTCAGCTTTTTGAGAATCAAAGGCATTAGCACTACCTTGCACTGTATTAGGGACTAATTTAGATTCTGCAGTTTCCATATCAACATTTTCACCTCGAACTCTTCCTTTCCCTACATTCATTTTCATTCTAGTTCTCATATTTACCTCACTTAAAAGTTTATTTTAACAATTTAATCGTCTTCCTTCAAAAAAGACCTTAGTTTTTGTGCCTTCTCCTCAGCTGTATCAGCATGTAGCTCAGAGTCTACAATCTTCTCTAGCTTCAATGTATCAATCTTTTGGTTTGATATATAACGCCACGTGTAACCGTCATCGTTGTACACACCAAATACTGTCTGGGCAAACCCTACTTTTATAATAAGTGCGGTATCGCCGTCTAAAATTACTTTATCACCTTCTTTAAATGATGATGTCAAACGAAAGGTAGCGCCTTTTACAAAGCCTACTGCCCAATCTTTTACAGCTAAACCAACCAGTAGAGTTAGTACAAACCCTAGGAATTCAATGTAAAAATCATTTAACGTAAGTTCAAACATAGTCATATCATACATGTTGTACAGCACTATTTTCCATAAGATATTCGAATAAAATTCTAAAATCTTCTAGCTTAAGGAAAGGCACATTATTTCTTATGTGCAGCTTTTGATACTCTGCATAAGCTGTATATAGCTGTTCTTCAGTGTATAAAATCATGGGCTGGGCCACTCTATCTCATCTAATTTTGTATCATCATTATATTTAGCAGGTAGATCCCTAACCTCTTGTCTAAACACTCGATACTTTTCTTTATTCTCAGCACTTAAAGGACTATCTGGTAGTTGTGTCCAGTCTGTGCTTTGTAATACATCTCTACACCACGATCTGATGTAATTCATTACATCTATAGCACCATCTAAAGTTTCATTGTCTTTTAATGTAATCTCGTAACCCATTATGTTGTCAGCCCCTGTATTGTATATTGCAAAGAATTGTACTGAGGACTTTGAACACCTGTAGTTAAAGCACCTAAATCTAATCGATATTTTGTTTCTGAACGTAGGTTTGATACAAAACTTACGTACATAGGATTTAATACTACGTCGATGCCAACTCTAAAATTACTTAGCTGTACCTCACCCTCACTGGAGTTTAAAAATGTTTGACCAAGAAAACTATTATTGTAATTTTCCATACTGCCACCATGACTATTTTGTGAAGGTAATATTGTGCCCACATTATCAGCGTGTAACAAAAGCACAATAGTGTCTGTCCAATAAGGCTGACTAGCGTTTGGGTAAAGTTGAGGAAGAGTAAAAGCTGGATTCGCATACGCAATCCCAAATCTACGAGCAGATATAGTTATTAAATAAGGTTTTTTACCCCCTCTAGCGTGTTTTGCTGTAGTAAAATCAAAAGTCCCGCCTACATATTGTGAGGTATTAGCAGGAAAATTACTGTTTGGCTCTGTACCACGGGTATGGTTGTTTACATAGTCAGAACCACCTTGAGAAGTAGATAAAAAACTATGATTACTAGCTTGACCTAAAGCGCTAGGGAAACCAACACCCACGTTTGTGGAAAAGGAACTTGCTAAAATAATGGAGGTTTTACTAAACTTTTTTAGAGTATTTTCTTCACCTACTTGGTCAGTAATCAATTGGTTTGGTGCAATAAACTTAACAGTAGGGTCTCCAGCTGTAATACTAAAATCATTTACTGTGTTTGCACTAGATACAATACCACTTTCTTCTAAATCTCTAAGAGTAAGATTACGGTCTTTTGGGTTACCCGAATCGCCTGCTTTTACCTTTAAATGTGTGTCTACTTGTTTAAGATAGTTTCTTAGTTGTGGGTCTAAGTTAGTTGGTAAAGGTGGTAGAGAAGGTGCTTTACTGCCAGAAGTAGCCATTATACTGCCCTCAACTCATCTATAGATTCCGCTAAACACACTTCATGAACCGTGTTTGCACTAATGATCTCCACTTGGTACACCTTATGTACACCTGTGGGCAGGCGTAGTATTGGTTCTAAAATTGTTGTTGCACTAAAAGAAGTAGGTGCCGAACCTGTTGCACTAAACACGGATCCAGAAGCTGTAATTGTAGCATCAAATATTTCTGTACCATCACCAAATACTTTTACCCTTACTCCTGATCCCCCATAACCATCAGCTTCGACCTTTACAAAATTCATACTAGTCGGACTAGGTAATGGTAACTCCTTACTTTTAAAAGTAGCAGTTCGTTTATTATCATTAGCAGAATCATCAAATTTTTCTACAGTACAGTTGCCAGAAGATGGCTTACTAATTAAAAATAATTGGTTGGTGTCAGGGTTAGTATAAAACCCTCTATTTGTATTAGCTAAATTACTTAATAATGTATCTACAGTCGTAAGCGCATTCATACCTCCTTTAGGGTCATAAATTATAGCAGTAGGAGTTTGAGCAGCGAGAGAGTTCTGACCAACATATTTACCTTCATGCCTACCAGCACTCTGCACTACATATGTACCTTGCCATTGTGCAGGACTTATTAGTTGTTCTGTAACATTGGTAACTTGCCCGTTTTCAACTGCTATTAAACCGTCTGGACCTGAGTACATACAATAGCCACCCATATCAACTAGACTTCTTTTATATAACAGGGGTTCAGCCGCTTCTAGTTTTTGTATAGCCATCGCTTGTGGATCTGTACCTGATGCTATGTAGTTTGTACCTTTTGTACCTATGAACAGCACATTACCCGCCATAGATATGCCAACAATCTCATCTTCAAGTGTTACACGGTACGCGACAGGCCAAGCATGGGGTAAGAATGGCTCAGAAAAACAAAGTCGTTTACCACTAAAACCCGCAAAGATACCATTACCAACAGCAGTTAAACCTTTCATTTGTCCGTTTGGATATAGTGTAGCGTTATCATCTGGTGGGGCTATCCAAAAAGTAGAAGGAATAATTTCACCAAGAGCTTCATTATTTTTAGAGTCTGTAAAAGTTGTTGTAGCTAAAGTTACTTCTGTAACAAACTGAAAATCTGTAGTATTTGACCCAGTGTTGGATCTATAGAGACGTTTATGTGTGTAGTTTGTGTCACTCTTACTACCTGAAGTTGAACTCATAGTGACTACTATACTTTGACCATCTACTTTAGTTACAACATTAGAAGGGTCAGAAGGTGGGCCTTCTTCTCCAAAAGCGGTAACGAAAGTATACACGTAAGCAGTACTATATTTTATTTGAGTACCATCATCTGTTCCTGTAGGGGTAGCAGCACTAGGAGCATTAGCAGGCGCTTCAACACCTAATCTAAAAGAACTACGTGGGTATGCGCCAGAGCCTCCGGTAGTAATCTGTGTAGAACTTGCCATACGGGGGAAAGTTTGTCCTGTCCAGTACAAACGATCAAAAGCGTCATCTGCAATTGGTCCGGGAACTGGGTCTACATCATCATCAAATTCAAGGTTATATGTAGTACCACCAAATTTGTATTGGTAATGACTAGTTATACTACTTGCATTTAAAGTAGCATGAGTTGAATTAGGGAATAACGCAGTTAAATTACCGTGTTGTAAATTAACATTTTCACATGTAACTCCTACCTCGTTTCTTAGTAAACGTGGTTCTATTAAAGGAGCAATACCGTTAAAAGTATTTAACTTAAAATAAGCCATATACTAGTCGTCTCCTCTAGCTACTTTCTTTTGTTTTTCAAAAGTTCTGAGTCCTGCCATGCCGAGCATAGCCATAAGTATGGTAGATAGTTGAGTAAAATCGAACTCTGGCATATCTACTTTTACACCAGCTAGCGCAGCAATCCACTCACCTACAGGTAAGATAATAAAATGCACCATCATTGCAACTGAACAACCCCAACCTACAGACGGGCGCCAACCAGCAACAAACCAGTTTTTACTAGCTGCCTCGATTTTATTTACTTCAATCTGTGAAAGATTAGCTGTTTGTAGTTGGGTCTTGAGTTCATGCTCAAGTTTCATTTTTAGGTTTTTATCAGCAACGAACTTGTTTAGAACACTGCCAGCTATACCTACTACTGAGTTTGTTATTGGATCCGCCATAAATACCTCCTATGTGCGTAAAAAATATACTAATAATCCTATTCCTGCGGCTACGACAATCCACATAAATCTCTCTATGAATCGTCCTGTATTAGAATTGACATCGGATTGTGACTCTACGTCATCTAAACGTTGTTCTATCTTATCCATTCTAATAAAGAACCTATCGTTCTGCCTTAATACGGTAGCTACTCGTTCTTCAATACGAGCAATAGACACAACTGCGTCTGCCAGTCGGTCTAGTTTTTCTTCTATTTTCTCTAGTCTTTGCTCGTGTTTCTCACTCATAACTCCAAACCCAAGGTCTTGGTCTGGTGCTAGTAGCTTCTAAAGTATCTAGATGTATAAATCTAGAGTCGCCATGTTGTTTCACACCAAGCCCGGTTATACCATGTTTTAACGCTACTTCTATACACCTTAAGGCGTCCGCGCCCCGAATGAGTATGTCTACAGCCTTGCCACTTGCGTGGGCTCCCGGTTGTGATTTTTTTGCTTCTATAGGATGCGTTGGATCTCTATAGGCACTTGTTATTATAAACGGAATTCCTACTTCTTCACGTATTTTTTCAAGAGTTTCCATAAACTCTGGGTCCATACCACATATCCCAGTATGCTTACACTTGAGCTCATCTTCACTAAAATATTTCCACATATTACTTATCTCCAAGCACTTCCTTCACACCATGATACCAAAGAATGTCTAACACCTTTAGTAACCGGAGTTACTCTGTGCGTTACAAAAGATGGGAATATTATAACAGTTCCTTTACCTCTAAATTTTTCTTTTGGTATACAACTTAAATTACCATCACAAAATTCAAGATCGCCCCCTTCATAATCATTTGGATCAGAGAGTTGTATACTTATGCTAAGTTTTCTTTGTGAGGCATTTGAGTCGACGTGCAAATGGGTATCTGTGTGCCAAGAATTGTAATGTTCATCTACTTGGTATTCAGTGTGTTGTATATCAAATATACCCCCAGATATATCAACATCAAATATCATTCTATTTACTGGAATAAGAAAATTTTTTAAAAGATCGAAACTTTTAACCCAAAGTTCTTGATGCTCTGGTTTAACCCATCTAACTGTAGAGTTTCTCCTATCTTTAACTGTTTTCATCTCCTCCGAGGTTCCAATTTGGGCCTCTTCTGGTTTTACTTTATTTAAAATTATAGTATTAAACTCATCACACACTTCGCTGGGCACGGTGTTTTCTATAATGTACATATTACTCTTCAAGGTATCCTCCTAATCCAATTTCTTTTTTAAGTTCTAAATCTTTTTCTGATAGCACAACAGGGGGTAATCCCAAACCCTCTCTTCTGTCATATTTGAAATATTCATTTTTTGTAGGTGTATAATGTAAAAATAGTTGTAAACACTCTTTACCTTCTAAAGGTTTTCTCCAGTGTTGACAATTATGTCCTTGGTAAATTAAACAATCTCCGGGTCTTAGGTTTATGTTTTTGTTATTACCAGATAGATCTTTTATACCTAATTCCCATTGACTACCACCTATATGGATTGTCCCTGATACTGCTAACTCCCCTCTATCTGTATGATTTGATAACTCATCTCCTTCTACGTAAAATCTTAAAAAACTCACAACACTGTAAAGCTCTTCTCCAGATACTTCTTTAAAAAAATTTTTATATTTATTTAAAATAGTGTCGGTAAAAGCATCCCCAGATAAACTAAAAGTTTCTTTATTAAAAGGTACTTCTCCAAGCAACCCAAAATACAACTCAGAAAATATTGGTTTAGTAAAGGAGTCTGGGTAGCCTCCAACACAGTACTTGTTAATCCATTTACTAGCTTTTCTTTTAAGTTTTGTATACTCAAATAATAACGAAACTTCTTCTTCGCTCAACAAATTTTCATAAACGACATATCCGTTTTTTAAAAAAGTGTTTTTTAAATATAAAAATTTTTCTTTTTGTTGAGCGCGGTTAAATTTTTCATCTATAAGATTTAATTCCTTAATCATCCTCCTCCAGCAGGTTCCTAATGTAACCTTTAACTTGTTTTACTTCTAAAGTAGTATCATCATATACAACTCCGTAACACCAGATTTGTTCATCAGTATTTAATTTATCTTCTGGTATAGGAAAAGCGTACCCATTTTTCTCACACCAAGGTTTTACCACCTCATGTGTACCAAAAACAAACACATCTCTCTCCGAAGTCTTTTCTCCGCCCTCTTTGTAAATGTCTGCAAAACAATAGTAATAGGGACTTATTTCCATAGGTAAATCTTTTGGTCTAGGTATTTGGTGAGTTTGCTTATGTCCATAATAAACAACCTTTAGTAGTCTTTCTTTACTATCTAGATCATATTTTAAACCAAACCAAGGACACCACTGGTGTTGGTTTTTATCTATACCAAAAGCTTCCAACAACTCAGGATGTTCATCTATTGTTTGTCTTATGTGGTACATACTAATAGAGTTTGTGGTTTTGTATGGAGGTCTTAATGGTGCACCCTCAGGGGCATAGTAGGTGCCAATAACGTTTAAATCATCTGAGGCCCAAGTTATTTTTTCGTTTGGGAATATTTTTTTTACTTTTTCTAAAAGAGCAGGACCTTCTCCTGCTGCGATGTTGAAGTCTTTCCTAACTATTTTACCATTGACATATACGTCATCATAAATATTAGTTTTGTACATATAAGAATCATTTTGCATTACTAATCTTTCAAAAGCCGTTAATTCTTTCCACCAAGCTTCTAAAGTATTACAGGTAGTAGTATCTAAATTACCCTTTTCATCTATAAGTAACGCAGAATCTTCTTTAGACCATTCAATTTCATAGTCTTCACCATTATTTAATTTACCTTC